GACATCCCACCTGTTCCCCCTTTGGCAACGGTCTGTCCTCCTGCACGGATCTCAACCTCACCCTTTTGGGTGACTTGAGTCCCATCTTCTACTGATCCAATTGGTTTCATTGCTAACTCGCTGAATCTAAGACTGATGCGTAGACTGCTACTGAACCATCTACGTTTGCTATTGCCAGTGCATCCCCACTTTCTGCGACAAGTTTGCCCTGGACCAATTCCACAGATCCTCCAACGGGTATTCTGAGGTTTTTTGCAATGTCCTGACTAGCAAGAGTGATGTCACACTCTGAGGTCTGAGTCGCATGAGTGTTACAAACCAGAATACCAATGATGACATCTGTGCTATTTGCAGTTAGAACTGTGCCAGATGTTGCTTTGTATCTATTAAATGTTGCCATATCAACCTAACGCAATGCTGAAGATTATTGCCTGTGAATCAGCGTATGATTTAGTCGCTGCTTGAAGTGCAGATGACGGGTCTGCATTGAGTGTGACGGTTCCTGCAAAAGTTGCATTTGCACCACTCATGGTAAGGACCGTTGCACCAGAGGATTTGATATCGTTTCCTGTGACAGTGAGATCTCCTCCTATGGTCACATTGTCTGAGGTGTCCATAGTGATGGCAGTCCCACCATCTGATGCAAGGATTTCGTTTCCTGTAACCTTGAGCTTTGTCCCTACTGCAACAACTCCTGTCCCATTCGGAGTCAGGGTGATGTCACCATCTGCACCATCTGTCAGTGTGACGTTTCCTGTGGTGGAGTTTCCTGTCTCTAAGACCAGATCAAAGTTTCCTGAACTGGAGATCTTGCCTGATGCCCCACCATTCCCAACCACCACCTCACCTGTTCCATGAGGACTGAGGGTAATGTTGGAGTTCCCTGCAGAGGTTGCTAGATCTAAGGTTGAGGATGCACTGAGATCAATCTGACCTGAAGTTGCAGTGACAGAGAGGTTCCCTCCTCCATAGGAAGTTGCAGTAGTCAGTACCGTGCCTGTCTCATCTGGCAGAGTCAGAGTCCCTGAAGTCCCGGTTCCTGTGTACTGGACAGTGACAAAGTAGTTGACCCCACTACTGGAGTCATCAGTCCTGTAGTTGTAAAGTTGGAACGTGGAGAATGCCATTTTCGCATACTCTGAAAAGTTAGAGTTATGCTGAAATGTGAAAATGTCTGAACTTGCTACATAATTGACTGCTGCAGGAGAAGACAGGTTGGTGATAGACCCTCCTGCATTTACATTACCTCCTGTGGTCAACTGAACCTGATTACCAGAAGCATCTCTGTAGTAGAGTTCTCCTCCAAACGAATACAGTGCTCTCAACTGGTCTGTGGGTTGTGAGGACTGATTCTGAAATGCAGACTGCTTGACCTCTGTGATTGCATTGTCATTGAACTCCAGTGTGCCATTAATGTTCATAGCACTTGGAGTGATCCTCACCCCCTTGTTAGAGGTATGGTCATGAGCATCTATTGCATCCAGAGAGGTATTGAGATTAGTACCCCAATCTGGTGCAGGAGTGACTGCAACGGTGGATTTCGTAATCCCTGTAATATTCGTTCCGCTAGACATATCTCAAAAAAAGAAAAGGTCTACTTTGACCGTTGCTCCTGCCTTCAGAATGATCTGAGTGTCAGGAAAATCATTCGTTGTTGTGGACACAAACACACTGGTATCTGCATTCTGTTTGGTGACGATGTATCCCACAAAGTTCCTTCCTAGTCCGTGATCCACAAGGGTGTCTGATGTCCCAAGTTGAACGTCTGTCTTATGCACCCCGTCTGCAAAGGGGAGTGACAGGAGAGGACTGATTGCAGTCCTGATGTTGCTTTGGAGTTGGTCAATTCGTGCATCACCTGTGTGAATCTCCGTAAAGTTGACTCTGCTCATGCGTAATAGAACTTATGATAACTGACCACATCTGTGACGGTTTGTGGCTCACCTGCATCACGATTCTGAGACTCAGTAATGATCCGTTCACGCATCTGGTTTTTCTGCAGAAGCAATGCAGTCACATCTGCTTCTTCTTTGATCAGTATCTTGATTGCTGAATCTATAATAACGTACTCATCCCACCCTGAGTAAAAGTCAAACACAGATTCTACTGTACCAATCAATGTAGGATCTGACAATGCAGAAGAGTTTAAATCTGTAACAATGGTGGTGCTTGTCACAGACTGTACGGTTTGTTGAGAGTTGTAATCATCTGCCAAGAACCCTGAAACATTGACCACATCATCTGCAACAAAGGAGTGACTACTCACCGTGTAGGTGGTAGTGGTTCCTCTGGTGACTCCAGATGGAGTGACAGACTCCAGTTTTCTTGGATCAGGGATGTAGAAGATCTTGATACTGTCATTTGTTGAGGGAAGTGGTGTAAAGATGATAGACCCTTTCTGAATGCGGTATCGGTAATCCCTTGCCCGGACGGTTACTGAGTTTCTGGTTCTCTCAGCCCAATTGTAACGTCTGAGTGGGACAGATTCAGTGGACGTTACCACCAAATCCACCCCTCTCGACTTGTAGAAATCTGATGGAAGACTGTAGGAATCAGTTCCAGAGGTCAGAGAAAACGAGTGGGAGGTTGTGAAATAGTCCTCATTAAAGTTCTCGATAATGAGGTTATACAACTCCCCCCAACTGTTATTCAGATAACGTGTCAACTCTGTGTCAGTAACGAACTGTGAATTTTCGTTATCGGCACGTTGACGAGTCAACTGTCTCAACTCTGAAAGAGATACCAAATCAGTCATAGCTCATCACAATTCCGTGCATTGCCATTAAAACAGCTTCCTCATCTCCACCTTTGACTGCTTTGACAAGTTCTTTAGCCATTTCTTTTTGCTCATCAGAGTATTCATACTCTTCCATCTCTTCTTCAGAGACCTCTTCAGTCTCTTTATAAGACCCCCCCATTTTAGACTTGAGGGGGCCAAGAATGATGGTTGCTGCCTCGCTGCCCATCATGTTCCTCCTTACGTTATGTCCGTATTTCGGAGAAACAAAGCAAAATGGACCCGATTGTTGGCATTGGCAGCAATATCTGCTGCACTGGTGCCTGTAATCGTGCGGATCACCACAGTTCCTGCACTGGTGACATCGATTGCCCCAAACTGGACTTTGCTATCTCCTGCAGCATTGAGTGCAAGAGAGCACTGTCCAGAGATGAGACCTCCGTAGGTGTCTTCCAGTGTGACCGTGAGTTCACCCGTCCCGGTTCGTGCGACACTCCATCCCTTGCCAGTGTTATTGGCAGAGTCAGGACTGCTTGAACCGTTAGTGGTGAATGATCCTGCAACGATCTTCATTTCAGGATTCAGGGCTTGTACGTCCCTGAAAACTCGACTTGCCATGATTCCTCCTTATGTCAATGCGATTCGTGCGTTGAACCCAGGAGCATTACAGGCAAGTTGTCCATAGAATCCTACACGGATCTCCACACCATCGTCTGATGACTGACGAAGCATTCGGTTCCCATCAACATCAATGATGCTGACAGGTTCTCCAATGGTATTGAGAGACCATGTATCCAGTTGAAGTGCATAGGCAATTCCTGCAGGACAGTCCTTGTCAGGAATGATCTTGGCAACTCCATAGGGGGCATACATCTCCAAGGATCTGTAACCCATTCCTGTCTCATCATCAACCTCACGTTGGACGGTTGACTCAAGCTCTTTCTCAAGAGCAATGAAATCGGTCATGGACACAAAGATATGATCTGGAGCACCACCTTCTCTGGCTGCTCTGCCAAGTCCTGAGATAAGTGATTCCTCACGGGTTGCAGATGCAGCAACTCTTTGACCTGCTAAACGTGTTGGATCAGTGCTTCGGTTCTGTCCAAAGAAACTGTCTGAACCTCCGGGGGCCGATGCAGGAAGCCAATCTGCGAGACCTGCAATCCCGTTGTCATAGTTACCTTCGACATAGATGAAGTCATTTTGTGCAATTGCACTAATACCTGCACTCAGGTTTGCACTGGTAGTGATCTGATTGGATGTGGCATCACGGTCCACTGCAGAAACGGTAAGGCTTCCTGAACGAACTGATCCACCAGACTGAGTGCCAGATGTCACCAACTTCATGTTGACCTCAAAGTTGAGGGCATCTCCATCTGTTACCAGATCAAGTGAAGTGGTTGAGAATGAACTGTTATTCACTCGACCGATGCTCATGTCAGAGGTTCTGAACAGGGACCGGGAGAGTGCATCACCTACACTCTTGGCAGTCTGATCAATCTCTGTGGTAGCAGCATCAAGGAATGCAAATTCGTTCCCCTGTGAGGCAAGAAGTGTCTCACCATCGATGGTCGCAACGCCATAATGTTTCTTACGAGTGAGCAAAAACTCTGCAATCTGAGTTGCAGTTGCATTGCTCTGAGCATTACTGAAGGTTGCTGATACACCCTGCGGTCTCCCGGTAATGATCGGGATAGGCATGGATTTGCCCCTGAAGTTTGGATTCTTAGGGACTAGGGTTAAGAACGGATGGTTCTTATATACTAAATCTTGTACTGGACGGTCTTCATAATAAATCTTGAGACTATTGTCCCATGCCGTCATATCGGTGGCAGATGCCATAGTAAGTCAACTCCAAATAGAAAGTCATATTCATACTCCCTGTCTGGATTCACGCAGAGTTCTTGCTGCTCTTTCGAGTGCATCAAGTCTTGATATTGGACCCTTCTTCTCTGCCTTCACCGGACGGGAAGTGCCTTTGTTAGAAAGTGTCCTCTGATGACTTTTTTGGACTTCACCCTGCTCTGCCTTTTCTGAGGGTGATGCGATATTATAGATCTTTTTAACTTTTTCGTTCTGTACTGCCTTATCCATAAAATCACGGTAGGTCTGTTCAACCTGCTTCAGAACTTCCTCATTGGTGAGGGGTTCTTGGTCATTCATGGCATAGTGCTTCTGTATATCCAGAACGCTTTGTTGTGCTTCATCCCAGAAGGATGAAACCAATGGATACTGTTCACTCTCATCTACCACACTCTTCAACTCAGAAACGTAGGACTGCACCTCTTGAGAAGCAATTTCCTTCTGTCTCTGTTTGTCTGCTTCAAACTTTTCCTTCTTCAACTGTGAGATTTCTTCCTGCATCTTCTGCAGTGCAGTCTTCTCACTGGATCTGTTAAGCACCTGATCTGTCATGGACTCATAAGATGAGCCTAACAGTTCAGATGCCTCCAGATGTTTACCCTCCTCAATGAGAGTCTGTGCTTCTCTGAGTTTCCCCAGATCGTCATTCTTCTCCTTGAGTTCCTGTTCCTGCTTAAACAGTTCTCTCTTCTTCTTCGCAACCTCACTGAAAATCTTGGAAACCTTGGGTTCCTGCTTCTGAGGTTCTGGTTCTGGTGTCTCTTCTGATACAGGTTCTGCTTCTACTTCAGGTTCTGCTTGAGTTTCATGGGAAGTAATTCCTTTCTGTCTAAAAAACTCTTTTGCAGAATCTGACAGTTGTGGAGTCTCCTCCACTACGGTTTCTTGAACAGTCTCTTCGACTACAGTCTCTTCGGTCATACGGGTAATGGCGATTCTGGGGTTTCTGGGGTCTCAGGCATCTCAGGCATTAAACCCGTTGGTGCAGGAGTCTCCCCTGCAGGAGAAGCAACTGCAGGTGATTCTGGAGACCCCTGCGGTTGTGCCTGTGCTTGTCTGAGCATGGTATTGCACTGGACAATAAACTTATCCAAGAGTGCAATCTTTTCAGGTTCTACACCCTTCTGTCTTGCTTCCAGATAGGCCAACTGAAACCTCTGTCTGGCAAGACTAAGATCCATGTACGGTTCTGGACCTATGTACTCTCCTTCATCCAAGATCTTGGAGATCCTCCAATCAACATCATTTTCTGCTGCTTCATAAATCTGTGTCACTGCATTGAGATCTGGGAAGTCAAGCAGTCTAGTAATCTGTTCCTTACTGTCTATAAGTTTGATGTTTATTAACTCTTGGACGGTCTGCAGTTTTCCTGCAGGAAGTGACGGGAGAATGGACACAGGATAAGGTTCAAGAATGAACTCCTCCCGTGCCACACGGATCTTCTCAAAGTCCACTTTGGTAATCTCCCGTCTGAAAGTGGTCTGGACAGGGAATGATCCCTGCTCTGAGATGATCTCTTCTGCTAAGTCAAAGTAGTGTTCTGCAGCATTCATAAATGCTTGCTCATAACGTCTTCCGATGAGGATGAATCTCTCTGTTTCGATGTCATGATAAATTCTGAGGGCTGCCCCTGATTCCAGACCTGCAGGTTTCTTTCCTGTGGCAGACAACTCTGATATCCCTGAGATCTCGTATGCCCTCTGATACAGTCTGTCCAGATGGTTGTAGACTTCAGGGTGCATGGCTGCAGGAGTGTAGACCACTGGTGGTTGACCATTGTAGTGAATGATCGTTCCAGGTTGGTTCCTGATGTGAGAAGGTGC